TATTATAACCATCCACATCATCATTTTTAATTGTATCACAACCTAATGCAGATAATATATCATATTCACAATCCCAAATATCTTTAGCATTTAAACCATGATCATTTCCCAAACATAAATCAAATATTTTTGTAATAAATTCTAAATATTTTTTCTTGAATTCTTTTTTATATCTTTTTGTGTCTTGGTCATCTTTTGTATCTTCAATATAAATTTCATAATCATATATTGTTAGTTGAGGGGAAGAGATAGTACTTTTATATACATTAACATTTTTTTCATCTTTTAAAACTGACCAAACTAAAGGACATCCCCATGATATGATTTCGTTTTTATTTTGTTCTCCCAAAATTGAATAAATGTCGCCAGAAGCTATTTGTTCATCTGTTAATTTTATATAATATTTGATGAAATTCTCAGCAGATATACTATCTAAATTATATAAAGAGTCATAAACGTTTTTAATAGCTCTTGATTTTTTTGAATTATTATTTTTTATATAATCTTTTACAATATCAATTAATTCGTAATTAACTTTTTCTTGAGTAATTCTGAAACTATCAATCTGAACATAGTGTTTCATTTTATGTTTAAGTTCTTTGGTTTTGTCAGATATCCATTGATAATTAATATACGTATAATAATCGTCTTGTGCAGTATATTTAGTAGGAGTAAATGGAGTTTTAAACATCTTAATTAGTTTTTTTTCAACATTAGAATTTTCTTTTTTTAAACTATCTTTAAAGTTTTTCTCATATGCTTCTTCAAATTGATTAAATGTAGTTGCATGTTTTTTACAATATATACTTAATTCATTTTTACTAGGTCTACGTTTTTTTGTGATATTAATTTTATTTTTATGTTTTCTGGTATTCATATATATAGTTTATAAATAATAATTAAAACAAATATAATTGTTGTATTTATTAAATGGTTTTATCAATAATAGTTTCACGTGCTATATTCTTAATAATCTTGTTATAGTTTTTGTTAGTTTCTTCTTGACTTGAACCAGACATTGATTCACTGACAATTCTTAAATATTTATCATTTTGCTTGGAAGTAGAAACATTATATTCAGGATGTTCTTTTGTCCATTCACTAATTTGTTTCATATTTTTATGTGCTACATGTTTAATTGCATGTGTTAGTATAGTTTTATCTTCGGTCTCTTTATTCCATTTATTCTTATCTTTGATATAAACGACTTCTCTTTTAGAATCAGAACAATGTATTGGTCTGTCACTAATATCCATCTGTTTTAAACCATTAATAATAATTTTTGAAATTCCTTCTGCAAATCCAAGTCTCCCAGTATCTTCAAGATCTTTAATTCCTACTTGTAATTGACCAACAAAATCCATAATATTCATAGCATTTTTACAAGTTTCATTTAAAAAAAAGTTAATATTGAAATTGTTATTGTTGTTATTTACAATATTAGATGTATTATTATTATTATTTCCAGAGCTCTTAGCTAACTCAAACATTTTATTATTTTGTTCAACCATCATTTGTTTGAATTCAGAATTTTCTTTTAATAAATATTCAATTAGTTGTTGTTGTTTTAAATTGTCATTTAAGTCTTCTTTACATGAAATAATATTACATTTTTTTTTATGTCGCCATAGAGTGGTTCTGCTATTAAATGAAACTCCACAATGGCAGTTGTAATTGTGAACTTTATTGTCCAAATTTATTTCATTTTGTTTCAAAATATGTTTTGCTGTTAATAAATGTCTATCATATTGTGAATTACGTGATGTAGAATAGTCACACATTTTACAGGAAAAAATCACGGAACTTTTTGGAACTAAATTTGTTTCATTTTGTTTCATATATTGAAACAAGAAAAGTTCCTAAATAATTTCATCAAAAAATATATAAAAATTATCATCACAATTAAAAACATATTTTTAACGATTTTTAAATCATTTTCGTAACAAAACCCGTTTTTGACGTTCTTTTTCAAGACTTTTTTCGGGTTTTCATTTTTGGACATTTATAAATGTCCATTTTCGAAAACCAAATCACTTTTATAAATTAGAATTACCAACAATATATATTATTCTTAAAACAACTTAAAGAACTTTAAGTCCATTTTTATATATATTATCAACCTAGTTTATCTTATTTTCAATCTTATTTAATAAATCATCACTATACACTAATTTACCAGATGGCTTATATGAATTAATTGGTGTATATTTTTTACTATTTTTAATTTGTTGGATATTTCCTTGTTGTTCTATTTCTTCATCATCATCATCATTTCTTTCTTCTTCTATTATTTTTCCATATTCATTTACTTGCACTCCTGTTTTCTTCTTTATCTCACTTCTTACATAAGATGGAACCCAACTTTCCCAACAAATAAACAATGTATTTGGATGAAAATATCTTACATCAAACCCATTCTCTTGAAGCGTATTCATTAAATATGCTATACAACCTGCCTGATCGTATTTTGGAACTCCTATTATTATTTCTGGCACAACAAACCAACAAAATTTTTCATGAATATTTTGTTTTGCAGTTGTTTTTATTCTTACATGAATACGATTTAATATTTTTTTAAATAATTCTAATTTATTCAAATCTACTTGACGCTTTTTTTCATACAACTCGTCAATATTTATCTTTTCAGAGAACTCTGCAAAATTTTCTAATGTAAAAATATTTGCCATTTAATTCTTTACAAGAAAAAAAAATAAATTTTTTTTTGTATTAATAATTTTATAACACTTTATCTATTAAATAATTAAAAATCAGTTTTAATTATTTATATATTATATAAATAATGCCTAGAAAAAATATGACAGGGGGACGATTAGACTGTGGATTATCTAAAGAGGCCAATTCTTATATGCTTTTAGGTCACGCGTGTGATTTTATGGGAACTAATGTTCCAATGCCAGAAGGTTGGGTGTATATTACTACTGCTGTTTGTGGTGATTATACATACGGGGATTTATTATTTAGAGAGATGTTATCCGATTTTTATAATAATAGCGAATTTATACAATCTCCTTGTGAAAAATATGGGTTATCCAAAAAATTTTCTTATGATAAAATTGTAATGAATTTTCATTACAAAAATGCGCCAGATATTGGTAATAAATCTTTTCAAGAAATGTCCTTTTATCCTTTAGATAATGGGCTTTTAGATAAAAATGGTAATACTTGTTATACAATAAATGAAGCAGACTCATGGGAATGTTCTAAATCCGGTGTATATATAAATGGATATACTCCTTCACATTCAGACAAGTCAATAGTAGTAATGCTTTTTAAAAATAGAGGAAAAATTATTATTACAGAAGACCAAATTCATGACATATATGAAGGCTCAATATATCCTATTGCAGAAAATGTAATTGAACAAACTAAACTTATAAAACAAGAGAAAGGATCTTTGGAACCAGAAGGACAATATAGTATAACAGACTTAGAAGAAGCAGTTTCACGCAATTTTAAGATAACCATGTCTCAACTTATTGATTTACTAGAAAAATCAGGAATTAATGAGGGTTATATTATAAATCCATTATGTCGCAGTCCGTGTAATCAAAATGTTGATAATATAGACATTGCGAGACGAAGAGCAAATTCTTTAGCTGGGTTAAATGCTAATGATGCTGCAGATATGGAAGAATATTTGGGTGGAAGGAGAATAAAACGCACAAAAAATATAAAAAGGAAAACACAAAGGAAACAAAAATTTAAACGAGGTAGATCATTAAAAAAGAAAACTCGTTCTAATAAATAATTATACTTTATAAATCTATTCCGTTTTAGTATTTTACACTTTTTTATCATTTTTCTACTTCTTCATCAGCTTCATCTTCGTCATCTTTTGGAAATTCCCATTTACATTCTCTATCTTTAATTAAATCTTCAATGCGAATTGTTTTATTTATAATTTGTTTAGCATGAGTTTCGCAAGGAATAAAACCAGTATCAGTATCTAAACTAGTACTATAATCATCCAAAAAAATTCTCTTTAATACAAATTCCTTTATACAACACATAGGATATCCATAATAAATACCCCAATTAAAATATGATTCAGCTTTTTCTTCATTATATTGGTCCATTATTTATTTATATTATAACAATTATTTAAATGTATTTTTTTAAGTATTTATATGGTAATAAAACACTTAGTAATTAGTGGAGGAGGTCCATTAGGATTAAGATACTTAGGAGCTCTTGAAAAATTAGAACAAGAAGGCTTTTGGAATTTTGATAATATTGAATCTATATATGCCACCTCAATAGGTTCTATTATTGGAGCCTTTATATGTTTAAAATATGATTGGGAAACTTTAAACAAATATATAATTGAAAGACCATGGCATGACGCGTTTAGAGTCACACCTAAACAAATATTTGATTCTTATTATAATAAGGGACTATTTGATAAAAAATTGGCGGAAATAATTTTTAAACCATTGCTTGAAGCAAAAGATTTAAACATAAATATAACTTTAAAAGAATTTTATGAGTTTTCAAAGATAGATTTACACATAATGACATTTGAATTACACAAATTTGAAACTGTTGAATTATCACATAATTCTCATCCTGATTTAAGTTTGTTACAAGCATTAACTATGTCGTCTTCTTTACCTGGAATATTTATGCCAACTATTATAGATAAGTGTTGTTATATAGATGGAGGAGTAATGTGTAATTATCCTTTAAACCAATGTTTAAGGGATCATACTAACAAAGATGAAATATTAGGAATTAAAAGTTCATTTAATAAAGAAACAGAACATTTTTCAAATGTAGAAATTACATCAGAATCTTCCTTGTTAGAATACGTTATCTGTATTTCAATTAATTCAATGAATTATATACGAGACAGTGTTCAAATGGATAATATTGAAAATACAGTGAGATGCTATTTGACAGATAATCCATTAACATTGGATATGATACAAGAATCAGTGAGAAATCAAGAGTTAAGAAGAAAATGGATTAAAGAAGGGGAAGATGATGCTTTTGAATTTTTATTGTCTATTTCAAAATAATTAAAAATATTTTACACATTTTCTCATTTAAAATGCTCGCTACTGTTTATCAATCCAATCAGAAAGTATTTTGTAATCAATTGCATGTTTAGTTTCACATACTTCAATTTCATAATTATGTGAAGAAATATTTCCAATTCCAAATCCAGCAACACTCCATTTTGACCCATCAAATTTGTTACTTACAACTTGAATATAATATTTATTTGGCTTTATAAATATTGATTGTATATAATTTTTATTTATTATTAAATTTGTTAATTTTATAAATTTTGACATTATAATATATATATTATAATTCAAGTAAAATTTAAGTTGTTTTATAAATTATAATGTGTGTTTTCTAATTTCATAAACACACT